CGTACCAAACTCATGCTGCCACAGGGAAACAAAGCTCATGACATGCGTAAGCGTAATCCTAAAGCCAGATCCACCACCCGGCAGGGCATACGTCAGTTCGTTGCCAACCGCATAGTTGGTTCCATTGGCAGTAATAACGACGCTCGTTACTATGCCGCCGGCCACTGTAATCGTAGCCTGAGCGCCAGTTCCTGCGCCCCCAGTCAGAGCGACATTGGTATAAGTGCCGTTTGTATAGCCAGAGCCAGCTATCAGGACAAACAGGTTTGCGCCACCGCTGGCATTGATGGCCGTCCCGGCGTTTACAGGGAAAGGGAAAACCTGAGAGAAGAACCCAGCCGACCGGCGGGCACCAAGCGCCTGACCAGCGTCATACCAAGTCTGCTCTCGCACGTTATAAACAATCGCGTCATTGCACTCAACAGAGTCGCCACGAGGGTAGAACCACCAGATCTCGCCATAACGAGGAACCTTGGACACGTAGACCTTCTGGCGCTGCGCATAGTTCAGGTTGTCGAAGAACCAGTTCTGGTTCATGTTGTTCGGGATCTCTTTGACAACACCGTTGTACATTAGGAAGCGGTCAACGCCGCACCAGTAGTAGACGCCGTCGTACTCAATAACTGACTGCGCAGACAAGATTGATGACTGGCTGGAAATAATGTCATACCGCCAAAACAACGTCGTGGTTGTGACGCCGTTAGAAATGGTTGTCGGGTTATAGGAAACCCGGATCAGGGAGTCCAAAGACCAGAAGAGGCCAGAAGGCGAGTTAGAACCACCTCGTACTGGCAAGCCCTGAACGATCTTTGTACCCGCAACGTTAGTCTCGTTGGCGTCAGCGCCAGTCCAATCTGTAGGATCTCCAGCGGCACAGTTCTTGATCAGGCCATTATTGCCGTAGACAAAAAGGTACGGGTGCAAGACCACGCATCCACCACTGACCTCAATTGGGGTGCCAGAGTCTTCCACCGCCGTCATGGTTGTGCCAGTAATGTCGCCAATCAATACTGGCGTATTGACGGTGTTTGAAATGTCACTGAGGTTTTGTCCCGGATGGGCAATTAATGACTCCTGACCGCCACCAGTGGTGTCATAAAGGGTATCAAACTGCCAAAGGTTATTAACGTCTGGCGTGAAGTCAGTCAGGGTGAAATTACTGACTCCTGATCCGATGCCGTTGTTATCAATGGGGATGACCTGCAAGCCATCAGAATACCCGTTGAAAATGTAGCTGAAGTTGTCTTGGACATTAATGTAAATACCCCGAGAGGGGCCAGCCATATCCCCAACAATCTGGCGGTAGCCAAGCATCTTTCTTGGACGGCCACGCTGAAAGCGAACCCAGCGGCCATCGTTGTAGAACAACTTGTCAAGAACCGTACCGTCCCGCTGGACTCCGGGTTTTGTATCCGGGCTAAATACCTTCTTGGTCATGTGAATACACCCCCGGCAATACCTGTCGTAAAGTTTCCAGAGCCCGTCACATTGACCCCGGTCGCGCTAAACGCAACCCGATTTGTGCCCAAAATAGAAATGTTCATCTGCCCAGCGCCCGGACGGTAAAGACCTGTGTTTGTCTCTAGGGCGAAATTAAGTGCAGGCGTACCAACAGTTCCGTTAACCAAGCTAATCGCAGTAGCGCCCGCCTGAACCGTGTTGGCGTTCAAGAAGTTGGTGCCGTCACAGATCAGAGTCACCTGCTGGCCGGGAGGAACAATCGCATTCGCACCACCGACAACGCCAGTGGTAATCGTCAGAGAAAATCCGTTGTCAGTTACCTGATTGGAAATGATGTACAGGTTGACTGCAGGCGGGTACTGGGCAATTACGTTACCCGTAAGGCTTCCGACGTACTCCTGAATCGTGTTTGAAGCTTCGCTGGGCGTAATCAGGTAAGTGCCAGTTGTGACCGGCTTAACCAGAGCAGTAAAAACAAAGTTAGCGCTTTGACCATAGCCTACAGTAACGAATTCTGCGCCCGTACTAATAATGAAGGCAGACTCATCTGGGGCAAAGTTCTTGGTGGCGCTACCATCAATCGTGTTTGCGCCAGAGCAGGCAACGGTCAATGTGCCTGTGCCGTTGTTCTTTAGCAGGAAGAACCAGTTGTTCCCAATCGTGCTGGCGTCCGGCAGGGTGACAGAGCCGGCACCAGAAGCCCAAACTTTGGTCTGAGCCCGGTCGTTCGCCACAAACGTGTAGCCATTCACAAAGGATGAGGCTGGGTGACTCTGGTTCAGCGTAGTAGAGATTGCCGTCAATCCAAGGCCAGCCAAGACACTTGCATTGGAGGTCGTGGTGGTCGAACCAAAGGCAATAATGCCCCACGAGCCAGCGGCAGAGGTATTGTCAGTAATGTAAATGTACTGAGCCTTCCCTGACGCCACGGTACAAATTACGCCGCCATCGTTATCCAGAACATTGAAGTCGAAGCCGCCATAGTTATTCAGCAGGCAGTCTGTACCAACGGATACCTGATCCGCCGCAGGCATCTTCAATGTGCGGCCTGAGGCGTTCGCTGTGGCGTCAATAATGCGGGAGGCATAGAGATCATTGCCTGTGGCAAAAGTCGGCCATACGAGCGTTTTATTCGTTGTCAGGGCTATCTCTTGATAGCTGACATCCGTTGGGACAATGACATCTCCGGTGAACGGGCTAGTAAAAGTCATGGTTAGCTATCCTGAGCAATCGCCTGACGGTCACCCAGACGCTGAATGTTCTCTGTCTTCAGTTGGGCAACGATCTTGTCGTATTCTGCTCTCCACATAGGCATGCGCTCATCGTTCTTTAGGAACGGCATAGCCTGCAGCAGGGAGCCATACAGCATGGCCTGTGGGGCGTACTGGGTGAACCAGTTGGTCTGGTTGGTGGCGTCCAGAGGCTGAACCTCTTCGTAGTACATTACCTCAAAATCATAGGCTTCAGCCGGGGTAGGCACCACCAGCCAGTGCGTATAGTCATAGTCACCGTAGTATTTGGGTGCGCCCTCTTCAGCCTCATCAGGCCAGTATTGGCGCATAAACTCATAGGTACGCAGGAAAACAGGCTGTCTTACGCCATCTACCGTCACATTCATGGACACCGTCTTGCGCCAGCGGGCAGGCTTGGTGATCACAGGATTGCCAGACACCATGTTTGATTCATTGACCGTCAGGTTGCCAAGGAACTTGATCTCGCTGGCAATGGTCTGCTCAGCCAACATAATGAATGTTGGGATCTTGTCTAGGGTGGCGGTGTCTGTACGCTCCAGATAACTGGAGATGTCGTTAAACAGCGAGGTGTAGGTCATCGAGACGGCCATTGCTTTTCCTTATTAAGCCAGCATAGTCTCTGCGTGAGTCTTGGCTTCTGCTACTCGGCGCAGCCAGCCTTTACCAAAAGTCGCAAACGTAGGCAGACTGCGGTAAAACGCTTCCTTTTCTGCACTGAATTTTGCCACTAATTCCGCTTGATTGGCATCTTTTAATGCCTGCATGGTCTTAGGGCCGATAGCACCATCTGGGGTAGTCCCGATAGCCTTCTGCATGGTCTTGATCGCACGACCGGGGCCAGCATTAATAGCGAAGTCAAACATCAGGTAGTCCAGACCGTCTGGCAGGTCATCAGCCTTCACCGCGTCCCAATACTTCTTGCGGTACATGGGAGAGACTGTCTCTGGCGTTAAGGCACGCATTGCTGCCTCATCCACAGGCTTACCTACCCACTCTTCCCAGACTCGTTGAGTTACACCCAGATTGGTTCGGCCTCCGGGGTCTTTTGGATGATTTACGTAGCCGCCTTCGTGCTTCAGGATGGCTTTAAGGGCTTCGTTGAAGTTCTCTTTCATTTCTCAGTATCTCCTGACAAGATTTTAGTTGGTGGACGATTTCGTCTGCGTCTGCTGCGATGGCGATAAGAGCTTCCGCAGCCTCTCCAGAAAGTCTGGCTTTCGTTCCTCCATGATCGCTGCTGGGACTGGAGGTAGCACTGGGCACGGCGTTACTATTGTCTGGACACGCGGCGTCGATGAACAGCCCGTCATTACGAGCGGTAGTAGATAAACTATTGCGCTCAACTTGAACCTCCCTAACCTTATCAACATAGACCTTCTCCACTCTGGTTTGCGTGTTTGCCAGTAGATGCTCGAACTCGCGCACCTTGTCCTGTTCGGCTTTCAATATCTTTGCAGCGTCAGCAGCGGCTACCGCTTTCTCTGCTTCCCACTCCGCCTTGGTTACCTGTACACCCGTATGATGCCCATAAAAGTATGAGCAGATAGCAAAAACAAGCGCACCGATAATCACATAGGGGTTAGGCATTTTCTTCTTTCCCAGCTTTGATTGACTCGATCTTCTCCTGACCACGCGTCCAAGCAGAGATACCAAGGATTGCCATGAACGTGATGTGGATGAAGCCACCAGATTGCAAGGTCAATGAAGTCCACGCACGGAAAGAATCATTAGCCGCTTCGGTTTCCCAGAACTGCACT